TGTTGCGGTAAATAACTAAGATAAACGCGGCGACCGCACGCTCTAACCTTTTGTCGGAATCGGATTAGTCACGTGCGGTTGCCACCTATATGGCAGAGTGGTAACTATGGCGATCTTTAACAAAACCCGAAAAGCAGCAATAAGCCCAGCGCCAAGCGTGGCAGCTGCGGTTGCTGGCGGTTACACAAGTAACGCTGCCGGCGTAAGCATGATCGGCCAGTATTACAGTTATCAAGAAGGCGAAGCACGCAATCGCGCAATCAGCGTTCCGACAATTAACCGTGCGCGCGATCTCATGGCATCAGTCATTGGCTCAATGCCATTGCGAATGTACAACGAAATGTGGAATGGCGACGAAATGGAAAGCGTTTACATTGCTCCGCGCAGTTGGTTACGCCGACCAGACCCAAGCGTCAGTTTTCAATTTCTTATGAGCTGGACAATGGACGACCTCATGATGTTTGGACGTGCATTCTGGTACATCACCTCACGCACCGCTGACGGCTACCCTGCCACGTTCACTCGACTGCCAGCCGGCTCAATTACTACAACCGACATGGCTGGCCCTGTGTGGTTTGCGCCGTCGTCACAAGTGTATTTTCAAGGCGGAGAATTAGACCCAGCAAACCTTGTGCAATTCTTGTCTCCAGCCCAAGGCCTGATCTACTCGGCACCTGGAGCGATTGAAACCGCGCTAAAACTTGAAGCAGCGCGCAACCGTAACGCATCATCAAGCATCCCTGCTGGCGTACTTAAGCAAACTGGTGGCGAACCATTGAGCGCGCAAGAACTTGCTGATTTGGCAAGCGCGTTCAACGCCGCTCGAGCAACAAACCAAACCGCAGCGCTCAACGAATATTTGACATACACAGAAACAAACAGCACGCCAGACAAGATGCTGTTGATTGAGGCATCGCAATATCAGTCGCTTGAAATGTCTCGTTTGGCAAATGTTCCCCCATATTTGGTGGGCGTTGCTACTGGCGCTTACTCGTACCAGTCATCACAACAAGCGCGCGCCGATCTGTACTTGTTCGGTGTCAAGTTGTATGCCGACGCAATCGCTGGCGCGCTGTCAATGGACAACGTGCTACCGCGTGGCACCTATGTTGAGTTTGATGCCGACGAATACTTAGAAGAAAACTTTATGGCCGACCGCGCAGACGACGAAGTAATTGTTAGAGAAAACACACAAGAGGAGTTAGCAAGATGATCAAACTAATTGCAGGAGAGTTCACACTTGACGCCGCCAAAGGCGATGCACCACGACGCACAATCAGCGGAACCGCAGTCCCCTACAACGTGCCAGCAGTAGTTAGCGATGGCACAGCTGTGATCTTTCGCCCAGGCTCATTGCCAGTCGAGGGCAAAGCACCACGCCTATTTATGTACCACGACGCCAGCATGCCAGTAGGTGTAGTCACCGAGCGCGTGGATACCGAAGAAGGCATGTTGTTTAGCGCCAAAATCAGCGCGACAGCTCTTGGAAATGACGCTTTGGTCATGGCTATGGACGGCACCATTGATCAAGTGTCCGTAGGGATTAACGCCCTTAAGTTTTCGTACGACGAAGAAGGCACAATGATTATTGAAGAGGCTTCTTGGCAGGAGCTCAGTTTAGTTCCCATTGGCGCTTTTGGCGATATGGCGAACATCACCAAAGTCGCAGCGAGTATCCACCAAGAGCCCGAAGAAGTAGTGTTAAATGAAGAAGTAACCCCAGTAGAGGAGAAACCAGAAATGTCCGAAGTAAACGAAACCGCAGTCGAGGCAACCATCCCTACTGCACCAATTTTTGCACAAGCAAAACGTCAATTTGATTTGCCAACACCAGGCGAATATCTCGCAGCAATGCACATCGGCGGAGAATCATTCCGCAACGTTGCAGCAGCAGTAAACGACTACACCAAGTCAAAACAAACTGCACTACAAGCAGCCGCAGGTGACATCGCAACCACCAACACACCTGGTCTCTTGCCAGTTCCAGTTCTTGGCCCAGTATTTCAAGACCTGAACTTTATCCGCCCAGTTGTTAATGCAATTGGCGCACGCGCAATGCCGAACGGTGGAGCATCAAAAACTTTTATCCGTCCAACAATCACCACGCACACAAGCGTTGGCGCACAGGCTGCAGAGTTTGACGCGACATCAGCAACAACGATGGTTATCGCTGCAAACACGATCAGCAAAACCACTCTTGCCGGTCAGGTCACCTTGTCAGTACAGGACGTTGATTTCACCGACCCAGCAAGTCTCCAGATCGTATTGAATGACTTGCTCGGCGAATATCTCATCGCCTCGGACAACGTGGCAGCAGACGCAATTGTCGCTGGCGCAGCTGCATCAGGTGCAACCTGGACAGTAACCGCAAACGACCCATCATCATTGATCTCGGCAATTTACACCGCCGCTTACAACATGTTGCTTGACACCAACTTTTTGCCAGACCACATCTTCGTGGCTCCAGGAGTATGGCAAGCAATGGGCGCACAGTTGGACGCAGACAAGCGACCAGTATTCCCATACGTAGGAGCATCTGGCCTTATGGGCGTAAACGGAATGGGATCAGCAAACATCACGGTTGCAAACACATTCAACCCATTTGGCTTGAACCTTGTTGCAGACCGCAACTTTGCTTCAGGAACCATGGTGGTAGCACGCGCTCAAGCAATTGAGTTTTACGAGCAGATCCGTGGGCTCATGTCAGTTGAGTTGCCATCTACTTTGGGACGCAATTTCTCATACGCAGGCTACGTTTCAACGTTCATCGCAGACTCGACACAAGTACAAGCAATCACGGTTGCCTAGTAGAAAGGCGGCTTAACCGCCATGGCTACATACACGGTTACCAACAAGTACCTGATTGATAACTTTGCCGTACTGCAATTACTGACCCCCTCGGAAATTGCAGTCGGCAGTTCAATCACGGTTGCTGGAGTAGACGCAACATTTAATGGCACCTACACGGTGCGCGCATTGCCACAGTATTTGTTTTTGGGCATTGATACACAAGGCGACCTGCTATACGACTACGAATTGCCGATCGCTGATCAAGTGCTCTACGCCAAAACCGCTGACGACGTCGAGCGTGTCGCTGCGTCTGGCACCGTGTCCTATGCCCCAATTTGCACATGGGTAACAGCCTCAGACGTCATGACTTACCTTGGCATCACCATTGCCAACCCATCAGACGATTACACGTTGCTTACGCAATCCGTGTCGGCAGGCAACCAGTTTTGCTATCGCAGACGACAGGAGAGCTCGTATATCGACTCCCTAACGACTTCACCGAGCGGTGACGTCACTTTGGGCACGATCATGTATTGCGCCGCTCTATGGCGCTCCAGAGGGTCAATAGAGGCAACCTACGCCACGTTTGACGGCATGGGCTCGGCACCACAGCAAAGCCTGACCCCGATCGTCAAGCAGCTGCTTGGCATCCCACGTCCAGCGGTTGCCTAATGGCCTACACCGACCTGTTTAACGAAGCGATTGACGACGTCACCGCAACGCTGACGGCCGTGTCTGGACTCCGCGTAACAAATGACCCAACAAAGTTAATTCCTAATTCTGTTTATTTAGAAGCCCCAAGTTTTACAACATTTGCTGGTAACGGCAACGTGGTGCGCATGGAGTTTCCAATTAAAGTTATTGGCTCTGGGCCTGCAGGTCTGCCGGTACTTAGATCAATCTTGAGCATTGTGGCAAGCGTGCTTGGCTCATCAATAATCGTTATGAGTGGTCGTCCATCAAGCCTTGAAATAGGTGGCGCGCTATACCCGTGCTACGACCTTGAATGCGCTATCCAAGCCCAGACCTCGTAATCCACTACAAGCGAACATAAATAATCTAATATCAGAACAGAACTAAGGAGCATTAAATGGCAACATCAACTTACCTTTCAAACCCAGTCGTATTGATCGGCGCAACTAGCGCATCAACAACCGACATCACCGATATGGTTTCTGCATGCAGCCTCGTTGTCACCAAAGAGGCTCTTGAAGATACGGCGTTCGGTCAAAATTCCCGCACCATGACGGGGGGCCTCTACTCAAATAATTGCACATTGAGCATTTATGCCAGTTATGCAACAAGCGAGTCATATAGCGTTTTGTCGGCACTATTGGGCACCAAGTGTTATATCAAAGTCACTCCAGCGTCTGGTGCTAACACGGCAACAAATCCAGGGTTTGAACTAACCGACACGTTCATGAGTTCGCTACCAGTCGTAAACGCAAATTTGGGTGAGCTTTCAGTTTACGAGATAGAGCTACAAGGCGGCTCGTACACAGTTGATGTAAGTTAATTCAACGGCTCCAAGCCGACATAGGAGAAACAATGAAAATCAAGTTGCAGTTAAAGCGCACGCCTGACAGCGCGCCCGAGTACTACTACACAAACTTGTTTGTAGTTACCGAATGGGAACGGCTCGAGCGTCGCAACATTCAGCAACTATCGACCAACCCGTTGTACAGCGATTATTGCTGTTGGATGCACACGATCTTGAAACTTAAAGGTGAGCAGGTTGGAGACAACTGGCGCGAATGGATTAGTAAGAACCCAGAGCTGGAGATTATTCCGGTATTGGATGAGACTGACCCAAACCCTACGGACGCGGCACCTACCGCCGCCAACTAGCAGAAATACTGGTTGCGGTCGGTTGGTGGCCTAGCAACATTGTGTTTGACGCTCAAGACATAGCAACGGTCATTAAAGTGCTTAACGACGCAAACAAAAAACGGAGATAACGTGGCGGAAGTATCGGCAAGGGTTGAGGTTGTAGGGCTCAAAGATGCCTTAAAGACCTTGAACAAGATTGACAAATCTTTGCGCCGAGAGATCACTAAGGATTACAAGCGCATTGTTCAGCCTGTTATTGACGACGCAAACAAGCTTGTGCCTACTGGCGTCCCGTTGTCTGGTATGGCGCGCAACTGGCAAACCCGATCAGGGTTTCAGTTGTTGCCGTGGATACCTGGCATGAAACAAAAGATTGCTGCCAAGATCAACACTCGAGCGATCAAGGAATACAACGGGAACACGACCAATGTAGGCACGTTTGCCATTCAATGGAAAGGCGCGACTGGAACGATGTTTGACACGTCTATGGCTGGCTCGCTTGGTCGTGCGCTAACTGCACGCTATGGCAGTCGTTCGCGAGTAATGTGGAAAGCGTACGAGCAACGCCAAAGTGATGTCATGTCCGAGATGGAACAACTGGTCAAGCGCGTCATGGAAGAAGCGAACAGAGAGACCGCGTAATGGCAATCAATATCCCGATCATTTCAGAGTTTGACGGCAAAGGGATTAAGAAGGCTATTGCCCAATTTAAGCAACTGGAAACGACGTCAGAGAAAGCCCAGTTTGCAATCAAAAAGGCGGCGGTGCCGGCAGCTGCGGCCCTTGGTGGTTTGGCGTTGGCGCTTGGTGACGCAACTAAGGCCGCGATGGAAGATCAGCAGGAGCAGGCGGCGTTAGCGCTTACTTTGCAGAATGTGACTGGCGCGGGAGCCGCGCAGACCGCACAAATTGAAGATCAGATTAGCGCAATGTCTCGAGCGTCTGGCATTGCGGATACCGAGTATCGCAAGAGTCTTGAGGCTTTGGTGCGCGGTACAAAAGACGTTGACCTTGCCATGAAAGACATGAACCTTGTCATGGACATCAGCACGGCGCTACAGATGGATTCAAGCACCGTTGCTGACGCGCTTGCCAAGGCATATCAGGGCAACTTTAAGGCGCTCCGATCATTGACACCAGAAATGGCAACAATGATTAAAGAAGGCGCAAGCCTAAACGAAGTCATGGACGTGCTTGGCGGTACATTCGGCGGAGCAACCGCAACCGCAGCAGACACCGCTGCAGGCAAAATGAAAATCTTGTCTAACTCCATTGGCGAAACCAAAGAGTCAATCGGTGCGGCGCTGTTGCCAGTAGTCGAGGCCGTGCTCCCGATCTTGAACAAGTTTGCTATGTGGGCACAAGACAATCCGCAAGCATTCTTGGCTATCGCTGGCGCTATCGGCTTGGTCGCCGCTGCAATCGTCGCCACAAACATCGCTATGGCGCTAAATCCGTTTGCCTTGATCGCTGCAGGCGTCGCGCTATTAGTCGCCGCGCTGGTCGTGGCATACAACAAGTTTGAGTGGTTCCGCACAGGCGTCAACGCAATCATCAACGGCATACTCGGCGCATTCGAGTCCGTCGTCAACGGTGCAATCATGATGGTCAACGGCATCATCCGCGCTTATAACGCCATACCAATTGCGCCAGACATCAAGACCATCCAGCACGTCAATTTGCCGTCGCTTGGTGGCACAGCAACACAGGTCGCTAGTCGTATGAACTTGCCACGCATGGCAGAGGGTGGAATTGTGTCAAGCCCTACCCTTGCGCTAATCGGTGAGGCAGGCCCAGAAGCCGTCGTGCCATTAGACCGCATGCAAACAGGTGGCGGAATAACTATCAACGTCACAGGCGGACTTGCTACAAGCGCCGAGATCGGTGAGTCGGTCGTTAACGCGTTGCGCGCTTATTCGCGTAGCGCTGGGCCGTTGCAGTTACAGGTTGCCTGATGCCAGGAGTAGCAGTCGTTAACTCTGGCAACTATGACTTAAAGATTGCCACGGGTTTTCAGGTTGACGGCTTTACTTTGGATGACGCGTTGAAAGGTGTGTTGGCTGGTTACACCACGACAACAACACGCACCAACCATGCGCAAAATCCAAACTTTGAGACAAACACGAGTTTTTATTCTGCAGATTCAGGAAACTCAATTTCAAGAATCACAACAGATTCTTTTATTGGGACTTCTTGCTTACAAGTAACAGCAACGGGTGCGCCATATCCTTTATCGTTTTTCCAGCCAAGCGGAAGCAGAGTGCCTATGGGGGCTGGCATTACAAACACTTTGTCAATGTATGTCAAAGTCCCTGCTGGTTCACCAAGCATCAATGTGAATGTTGAGATGCGTTGTCATAGTGCTGTTACTGGTGGAAGCATTACAGGTCAGTTGGTTGGTACAACCACAACTATTACTTCGGCTATGGGTTGGACTCGTTTATCTGTCACAGGGATAACTCCTGCAAGCACACAGGCAATAAACATCAGAACAAATACAGGCACATCAATATTGGGTGGCATATTACTTTATGACGCAATCTTGCTTGAAAGCACATCATCAGCCCTCCCGTATTTTGATGGTACTTATGCTGACACCTATACGGGTTACACGCTGACTGAACAGGCTTGGAACGGAACAGCCAACGCTTCAACCAGCACCGCCACATGGGGATTAAACAGCAGTTACATAGACAGCAACTACGTGTTAGACGGAACCACCGAGTTTGCCGATGTGTTGGACTCAGTAACAAATATCAACGTGCGCCGCGGTCGCCGTGACGTAGGCGATCAGTTCAGCGCCGGCACAATGACATTCACCATTCAAGACGTGGACGGAATATTTAACCCGTTTGACCAAAACAGCCCGTACTACGACACACCGCAATCTAAGCCTGGGCTTGCCCCATTGCGCGCCGTACAGCTCATCCGTTACAGCAACACCAATGTGCCCGAATCAATCTTTTCTGGTTTCGTTATCAATTTTGACTACAATTTTGCGCTCGGCGGACTGGACAGCGTCACCGTGTATTGCGCTGATCAGTTTTATTTGCTGGCACAAACCTATTTAGACGAATTAAACGTCACGCCAGAAACATCAGGCGAACGCATAGAAACAGTCCTAGACCTGCCAGAAGTAGATTTCCCAGCAGGCTCTCGAAACATCGCCACAGGCACCGTCAACCTTGGTCATGACAGCGCCTACACGGTGCCGGCAGGAACAAACGTCCTGCAATACCTAACCCAAATTAACGACACAGCCGAGTTTGGGCGTTTGTTTATGTCACGGTCTGGCGTGCTGACATTCCAAGAACGCATCGGTACAACGTTAAGCGCGCCTATGGCAGAGTTTAAGGATGACGGCACAGGGTACAAATACGACGGTGTAGGCATCAGTTTTGAGGCTGACTCGGTAATTAACAGATCAGTCGTTACAGGCTTGGACGGGGACAGTTATACCGCTACGGACGCTGGTTCAATTGCCACATACTTTATTCAAACGTCAAGCATCACAAACAGCCTGTTGCATGAGGCTGCCGAGATTCAAGCCGCTGCCGAATATTTGCTTAACCCAGAGCCCGAACCGCGCTACACGTCCGTAGCAACCAAATATCTAATGCTGACAACAGCCCAAAAGGACACGCTGGCAACTGTGGACATTGGTGACACAATCAGCGTAGAAAAGACGTTTCCGAGCGGTAGCAGCACGACCCAGTTGGCGCAAGAGTTGTCGGTTGAGGGCATTGAGCATCGGCTAGATTTCAGTACAGGTCACAGCATTCTGTACAGCACCGCACCAACCACAATTGTGTTTGAGTTGATATTGGACGACGCCGTGTATGGCACACTCGACGCAGAGAATGTTTTAGGATAAGGAGAACTATGGCAACCCCAACCGCACTTCCAGCAACCTTTGTTGCAGGCAATGTTTTGACCGCTGCACAGCAAAATGAATTACGCGGAGCATTCCGCATTTTGCAGGTTGTCAACGTTTTTAAAGCAGATGCGTTCAGTTTTACAAGCACAAGTTTTATTGACGTAACTGGCTTATCGGTAAGCATTACGCCAAGAGAATCAACCAGCACCATTATTTGCATGGGCCAATTAAACACAGGAACCTCATCTTCAGAATACGTGATTGCCCAGCTTGTGCGCGGCGCAACCGTAATCGGTTCAGGTACAGGCGGCTCAACATACAACGGAATTACCGTTAACCCAGCGCAAAGCAGTTCACAAATGTGGACGCAACCGTTTATGTTTTACGATTCCCCAGCAACCACATCTGCAACAACATACAAAATACAAGTCAGAACAACTGCCGGCACATCATATGTAAACCGTCGAGCATCAGACACAGCCTTTGGCGGTTCTTCAAGTCTTATCGTAATGGAAGTATCAGCATGATTGACTATGCAGCAATTTTGACTAGCAAATACCCTGGCACCAATTGGACACTTGACGGCACCGACTACGCAGGCCTTACATGGTTAGACGAATCAACAAAACCAACACAAGCCGAACTAGACGCGCTCTGGCCACAAGTTGACTATGAAATCCAATACGAAGCAGTAAGCAACACACGCCACAAGGAATACATCAAAACCAGCGACCCGATCTTCTTTGAATGGCAACGTGGCACCAAAACACAAGCCGACTGGGACGCTGCAGTTCAAGCCATCAAAGACGCAAACCCATACCCACCATTGCCTGTTAATAAAAAGTAATGAAATGGATACTCAGGTCGTGGTGGCTCTTGTCGGTGGTGGTTTCGCTGTGGTGGTGGCGCTCATTAGCAAAATCGGCAGCGACAACAAAAAAGACCACGGCAAAGTACACCAAATGCTTGGTCGAATAGAACAAAAGATTGACAACCATGTTGAAAATCACCGCTAAAGACAAAGCAATGCTCGCCAGTTATGCGCGCTCACTTGTTGGCGCACTTATTGCCGTTTATTCGACTGGCGCAACAGACCCACGTGACTATGCAAAAGGTGCAATCGCAGCAATCATCCCACCAATTATGCGTTGGGTAAACAAAAACGATCAGGCGTTCGGGCGTGGCAACAGCCAAAACTAACGCGAACGCACGGCCGTACACAGGCAACAGCGACGGCGCATCAGCAGGCCCACGTGCCGGCATGAACGAGTTTATTAAACAAGTGATCTATCACTCAAATGGCGCGTTGTGGAATAACGGCAGTTACGGTCGGCGCGACATGAAAGGCAAGCCAGGCAGTTTGTCTGTACATGCCACAGGTCGCGCAGTTGACTTGTCATATCGTGGAAGCGCACGTAGACCGCAAGCGTCACGCAAAGCTGCTATGCCAATAATCGAGAAGTTGGTGCAGAACGCTGACGAGTTAGGCATAGAAATGATTATTGACTACATGCCCAAACCGTTTGGTCGCGCATGGCGTTGCGATCGTCAAGCATGGAAGAAATACAGCAAGCCAACAATCCACGGCGCACCAGGTGGCGACTGGTTCCATATTGAAATCACACCACAGGCCGCCGACTCGGTGATCTTTGTAAAAGCCGCATTCTTAAAGGTTTTCGGGGAAATCCCACCCAAGGCTTGAACTATGTTCTAGGGTCGGAGTACCGACAAAAGGACAGGCAATGACTGACCCACAGATAGTTGATTACAGCGTCTATACAGGAGTAATGGACAACGGCCAAGAAATCTTGGTGCAGATATTTTCTAGCCCAGAGTCGGGCAAGTTCCTCATGGGACAAATCGCATTCAGAACGGCCGCATCTAGTTGGGGCGTGCCCATACCTTTGGAGAAACGATGAACTATTTTGCAGAAAAAATCATAGGGCTAGTACTTTGTACCGTATTCGGCTTTACGGTCGCTGTAGGGGCTCCTGACGCGTCTGGTAGCCCGTCTGGGACTATTGCCTTAGCCCCGTTTTTGATAGAGCCAAGCACCACTACGTCAAGCACGTCGTCCACAATTTACATTGACCCGTACACGTCAGCTTGTGAGCAGTTCAGCGCGCTAGGCGTAAACCTTGGCTGGCCTGCCGATCAGCGCACCGTGCTCGAATCAATCATGTTTCGTGAATCACGCTGCATACCAAACGCGGTAAACAGCGACGACCCAAACGGTGGCAGTCGTGGGCTAATGCAAATAAACGGATTCTGGACACCATGGCTTATTGATGCCGGCATTATCACTAGCCCAAAAAACTTGTTACAGGCTGATGTTAATTTGCGCGCAGCGTTAGCAATTTACAATTACGGGGTTGAGCGTCACGGTTACGGCTGGGGCCCATGGAGTGCAACAAAATGAGCGAAGGTAGCGCATGGAACCAGGGCGAACTTACCGAAGAAACCCGACGAATGGTATTGGAGCAAACAGCAATGACTAACCACACAATGGCAATGTTCGGATTAATTGACGACATTATGGCGGTCAGCAAAAACCCACACGCAAGCATCATCCAACGTCTGAAGACAATGAAAAACCAGTTGTCACTAGAAGACCCGATGCCGCTTTACGATGTGACTACACTCGATCTAGCAATCAAAGCACTACAAGCACATTCCTAACCGACACAGGAGATTCCGACAATGAAAACCTGCACAATTTGCAAAGGCTCAATCGCCTACCCAGACATACAAGGAAAAACACACTTCGTATGTGACGGCCGTGTGCCGGCAAAAAAACTTGCGCCATTCATTCAAGGAATGTTGGCGTCACAGTCGTCTGCTGATGCGCGTTGGACACGCGATGAACAAAACAAAGTTGATGCAGCGATCTTGCACGTTGCGCGCACTAAAGGGTTTTTCACATCTGACGACATTTGGCAACACCTAGGCGACCAGTTCCCTGTTACTAAGGGCATCGCTGGACGGTTGAACGCAGCTGCACGTCGTGGCATTATTCGCAACACAGGCGAATTGGCATACGCCCAGCGCGGTGGCGCACATGACCATGCACAACGTCTAAGCGTTTGGGCAGGTGTGTGATGAGTTTTGAGCAAATAGATTCAAAATTGCTGGAAAGAATTGCTGTTGCTTTAGAAGAAATGGTTGCATTGCAAAAAGATAACCAAAAGTTTTGGTACAGAATTGATAACAGTTTGGATGCAATAGAAAACGCAATAATTGCTGCTGGGGGCATCTAATGGGCTTTGATCTAAGCAACTACGAAACAGTCGAGCAACGCCTAGTGCGCTGGTGGGCTGCATACCCAAACGGGCGCGTGTACACAATGATGATGAACTACACAGGCGACGCTTGCGTGTTCTATTGCGAATTGTATGCCGACAAAGAAGACAAAGTGCCGGTTGCTACGGGCTATGCGGAAGAAATTAAAAGCGACCGCGGTGTCAATGCCACATCGTTTGTGGAAAACTGTGAAACCAGCGCGATTGGTCGCGCGATTGCTAACTGCCCGTTACAGGCGCCTGCTAGTGGGCCTAGGCCGTCGCGTAATGAGATGCAAAAGGTCGAGCGCCTAACAACACCGCCGCAACCGCAAACGCACACACCCTCTGGCGCATTTGCCACACCTAAGCAGATTGGTTACATCAAGAAACTGGCCAAGGACGGCGGTTACGACGATCTTCGACTATTGGAGTTAATCCAACGCGAACTAAACAGCGACGAAGCCGTTTTAGAGCTGTTGAAATCACACGAAGCAAGCAGAATCATTGAGGTACTGAAATGACACTAGAAGAACTAATCACAAACATTGAGCGCTTACAGGCCGTGTACAACAGCATGGTTGACCCTGAACAGCACGAAGCAAGGCAATATGTGCGTTAGGCAATTAAGCACCTTGCAGACAAGACGTACATGGCGGCGCTATGACTCTTAATGAATTAGTTGACGGATTGATTAAGCACTTAGAAGAACATCGCCGAAACATCAAAATGATTGTTGAATTGCGATATGAATTAGAAAAGTGGCAATCGGTGGCCGTAAGTGCAATACCAGAAGAAGGTTTGATTGCGTCGTTAGATGCTTACGATTACGAGCACAAAAATGAAGCTTGACCCAAAGATCAGCGAAGCCGACTTCAAGGATGTGGTCATCAGCATTGCTAAGCGTTATGGCTGGCTAATTCACCATGACTTGCCGGCACAAAACAGTCGAGGGCGCTGGGCAACACATGTGCAGGGCGATGTGGGTTTCCCTGATCTGTTCATGGTGCACCCATTCCAAGGCGGTCGGCCGTTAGTGATTGAGTTAAAGGCAGAAAAGGGTAAGACAACACCTGGGCAGAAGGTTTGGTTAAAGGCGTGTGAGTTGGCTGGATGTCATGCAGCGGTTTGGAAGCCAAGTGACATGGAGTACATTCTCTACACTCTCAGCAATCCAAGAATGTAAGCAATCGGCTAGTAGCAAGTGTGTGCCTCGGTCGCATGAGGTGGGCAGTAAACAGGGGAACCTGGGTAGACGGTCGCGCCTCGAATCATGCAAGACGAAATGGTTTGGGCAATGCGATCGGGCGATCAGTAAACAGACTGATGATGTAATGCAATAGGGATCTGGGATGGGCAATCCAGAGGGTGGAGCATTCACACATCTCTTGACCTGCAGATGACATACAGTTAACAAACAAAGAAAGCACAGACATGAACCCGACAACAAACATGACAAACAATTACCGAGAGCAAGGCGCTTGCGCCGCGCTAGCACAAGCCGAAGGCGCGTGAGATGGCTCGACCAAAAGGTTCAACACAGAAAAACAAACGTGCTGTTAGCCGTGTATGCGAACGATGCAATAAATCATTTACTCAACTTGGGTCAGGCCGTAAACAAAAATATTGCTGCAAACCAACCCCTAAAACCATTGTAAAAAAACAAGGAACTGCTATGACACGCGGAAATGAAATAGTAATTGCCGACAAACTCAAAAGAGGCGAATGTGCTTTGCATCCCTATTACCACGATGGTCGCCGTAAATATGTAACCAAACAAAACCACGTCATGTTCGCATACGATCATTTAGACCGATCAATAAAAAAGGGAACGATTGCAAAACTAAAAGATGCTGGCCCGTATCAACTTGCCAAAGAATTAGCCAAATGCCAATTGCTTTGCCATAACTGCCATGCAATGAAAACATATGAACAACGAGAACACGTCAAACATGACAAACCGAATTACCAACATCCAACGCTGTTTGACTTATGAAAAACCCTGAATACTCCACCGACAGATACAAGTCAGCCAGACATGAGCTGCTTCGAGACAGCCCAACATGCCATTGGTGTCATCGCAATCCAGCAACCGAATTAGATCACTTAATAGAAGTAGATCGTGGGGGTTCACTTGAGGATGGGTATGTGGCAAGTTGCAAGCCATGCAACAGCGCACGCGGAGCAATCCATCGCAATCGCAAACTAGCAAACGCAAAGCAAAACAGAGAGAAAGCAATTAACGCTTTTTTATATGCAAACGATTTGACCCCGATCCCCAATGAAGATTTTGTCGCCACCAGCCCAAACCAGCCTGAACCAGCGGTAACTGGCCATGATCGGCCGAGACTGGAAACGATCATCCCAGACCATGCCGGGTCACTAGCTGGACTTGTGGGGGACATGGCTAAAAAGGTGTTGCAGATTGATTTGATGCCTTGGCAAATACATGCTCTTGAGGGGATGCTGGCGGTTGATGCCGATCAGAAATTTGTGCATCGTTCAAGCCTTGTTTCGGTTGCACGTCAGAACGGCAAGACAACAATTATCCAAGCGTTGATCTTGTTTTGGCTTGTGGAGATGCCAAAGATTCGAGGCGGTAAGCAGACTGTTGTTTCGGGCGCGCACCGTTTGGATTTGGCTTGTTTGTTGTTTGATGATTTGGCACCAATCCTTGAGGAGTATTACGGCGCCAAGATCGTTAAGTCTTACGGCCGTTATCAGGCGACAATGCCAGACGGCAGCAAATGGTGGGTCAAAGCATTAAAGCCAAACCAAGGTCACGGCATGAGCATTGACCTAGTCGTGGTGGACGAATTATTTGATGTCAATCCCGATTCCGTGGAGGGGGGTCTCTTGCCGGCACAGCGCGCTCGCAAAAATCCGCTTGCCTGTTTCTTTAGTACTGCTGGCACCGAGGAATCTGTGCTGTTCCAGCGTTGGCGTGAGGCAGGCATTCGAGCTATTGACAAAGGCGAGCCGTCCACGATGTACATGGCGGAGTGGTCGCCTGACCCAAGCCTTGACCCGTTGCACCCAGCGTCATGGGCGTGGGGTAATCCTGCACTTGGCCACACGTTGGATATGGACACCATTAGGCAAGAATCAACAAACCCAGATCGGGCGTCATTTCTGCGAGCAAGTCTCAACCTTTGGGTGAGTGTTGTGCGCGGTTGGATTGAGCCAGGGCGTTGGCCGTCGTTGGAATACACAGGGGACATCCCTAGCGGTGGCGTCGTGGCGATTGAGTCTTCGCTGGACGACTCCCGTTACAGCGCGACCAGATGCGTCAACTTGTCTGACGGTCGGGTGCTTGTCACCGTCGCGTTCATTGCCGAGTCAATTACAGAGCTGTGGGACAACGTGCAAGAACTAGCCAAAGACCCCACGATCAGGTTTGCATTGTCGCCGACCGTGGACGCAACCTGCCCACCGAACATCGAGCGCCGCCGAGTCGTCGTTGGCTATGCAGAACTTGGACGCTTTACACCGCTAGCCAAAAACATGATCGCCGAAGCGCGACTGTTGCACACAGGAGAAAAACTGCTTGCCGAACACGTCCAGCGCGCGGTCGCGGTACGCACGGACAACACCATAGTTTTGTCCAGCAAACGGAGTCCAGGGCCTATCGAGTTAGCGCGCACAATGGTCTGGGGTATTGGGATGTGTGCTCGTCCAGTTAACAGCGGAAAACCCATGCTTGTTGCGGTAAATAACTAAGATAAACGCGGCGACCGCACGCTCTAACCTTTTGTCGGAATCGGATTAGTCACGTGCGGTTGCCACCTATATGGCAGAGTGGTAACTATGGCGATCTTTAACAAAACCAAAAAAGCAGCAATAAGCCCAGCGCCAAGCGTGGCAGCTGCGGTTGCTGGCGGTTACACAAGTAACGCTGCCGGCGTAAGCATGATCGGCCAGTATTACAGTTATCAAGAAGGCGAAGCACGCAACCGCGCAATTAGCGTTCCAACAATTAACCGTGCTCGAGATTTGATGGCATCAGTAATTGGTTCAATGCCATTGCGAATGTACAACGAAATGTGGAACGGCGACGAAATGGAAAAGGTGTACATTGCGCCACGTTCATGGTTGCGCCGACCAGACCCAACCGTGCCATACCAGTTCATTATGTCTTGGACGCTTGACGATCTCATGATGTTTGGTCGCGCATTTTGGTACATCACTTCACGCACCGCTGACGGTTACGCCGCGTCCTACACCCGTTTGCCTGCCGGCTCAATCACCACGACCGACATGGTTGGTCCTGTCTGGTTTGCACCATCCAAAGAAGTGTATTTCAACGGCGGAATGTTAGACCCAGCAAACCTTGTGCAATTCTTATCACCAGCGCAAGGCATGATCTACTCGGCACCAGGCGCAATTGAAACCGCGCTCAAACTTGAAGCCGCGCGCAACCGTAACGCATCGTCAAGCATCCCTGCCGGCGTACTGAAGCAAACTGGTGGCGAACCGCTTAGCGCGCAAGAACTAGCTGATTTGGCTAGCGCGTTTAACGCCGCTCGAGCAACAAACCAAACCGCTGCCCTTAACGAATATCTGACATACACAGAAACAAACAGCACGCCAGACAAGATGCTATTGATTGAGGCATCGCAATATCAGGCGCTTGAAATGTCACGCCTAGCGAATGTTCCCCCATATTTGGTGGGTGTGGCAACTGGCGCATACTCGTATCAGTCAAGCCAACAAGCGCGTGCCGATCTGTATTTGTTTGGCGTAAAATTGTATGCAGACGCAATCGCCAGCGCGCTTTCAATGGACAACGTGCTACCGCGCGGAACATATGTGGAGTTTGACGCTGACGAATACCTAGAAGAAAACTTTATGGCCGACCGCGCAGACGACGAAGTAATTGTTAGAGAAAACACACAAGAGGAGTTATCACGATGATCAAACTAATCGCAGGAGAGTTCACGCTTGACGCCGCCAAAGGCGACGCACCACGACGCACCATCAGCGGAGTAGCCGTCCCATACAACGTGCCGGCAGTAGTCAGCGACGGCACAGCTGTAATCTTCCGCCCAGGCTCATTGCCAGTCGAAGGCAAAGCCCCACGCCTGTTTATGTACCACGACGCAAGCATGCCAGTAGGCGTTGTCACGGAGCGCGCAGAAACCGAAGAAGGCATGATGTTTAGCGCCAAAATCAGCGCAACCAGCCTTGGCAACGACGCTCTCGTTATGGCCATGGACGGCACCATTGACCAAGTATCCGTAGGCGTAAACCCAACCAAGTTCTCGTACGACGAAGAAGGAACAATGGTCATTGAGTCAGCCGACTGGATGGAATTGTCCCTAGTTCCGATCGGCGCTTTTGGCGATGCCGCGAACATCACCAAAGTCGCAGCGAGTATCCACCAAGAGGCCGAAGAAGTAGTGTTAAATGAAGAAGTAACCCCAGTAGAGGAGAAACAAAAAATGTCCGAAGTAAACGAAACCGCAGTCGAGGCAACCATCCCTACTGCACCAGTATTTGCACAAGCAAAGCGCAAGTTTGATTTGCCAACCGCAGGTGAATACCTTGCAGCAATGCACATCGGCGGAGAAACATTCCGCAACGTTGCAGCAGCCGCACGCGATTACGCATTGTCAAAGCAAAGCGCATTGCAAGCAGCTGCCGGTTCAGGCGGCGATACAAATACCGAAAACACGCCTGGCCTCTTGAGCCAAATCGTGCTCGGACCTGTTTTTGCGGATCTTAACTACATCCGTCCTGTAGTTTCAGCCGTTGGTGCTCGCGCAATGCCAGACGGTGGCAACCAAAAAACATTTATCCGTCCAACATGGACAACGCACACTTCGGTTGCATCACAGGCAAGTGAACTTGCTGCAGTATCGGCAACCAGCCCCCAGATTGCCTCGAACGTGGTCAGCAAGACAACCCTATCGGGCCAGGTGACCCTCTCGGTACAGGATGTGGATTTCACGAGCCCCGCATCAATGGAAATCATTTTGCGTGACCTCGCAGGACAATACTTGTTGGAAAGCGACAACGTTGCAGCCGATGCGATCACTTCAGGTGCATCAGCATCAGGTTCAACTTGGACTTACAACAACACCGACCCATCAACCTTGTTTGCAGCGCTTTACGATGCAGCAACCGACATCTTGACCGCAAGCAACTTTTTGCCTGACCACATTTTCGTGTCACCAAACGTGTGGAAGTTGATGGGCCAGCAAATGGACGCAGACAACCGTTCAGTATTTCCATACGCTGGCGCTGCCGGTCTCATGGGCGTAAACGCTGCAGGAACCGCAAACATCACACAGCTCAACACGTTCAACCCATTCGGTCTGAACCTTGTTGCCGATCGCAACTTTGCTGCAAACACAATGGTTGTTGCAAAAGCATCAGCAATTGAGTTCTACGAGCAGGTACGTGGCTTGATGTCAGTAGAAGCACCATCCACACTTGGACGCGTGTTCTCCTACTACGGATACGTTGCAACCTTTATCGCAGACAGCGATCTCGTCAAGTCCATCACCGTCAGCCCTTGATTCGAAAGGTAGGCCCTAGTAATGGCCACCTATTCGGTCACTAACAAGTACCTAATTGACAACTACGCCGTACTGCAACTTCTGACCCCCAGCGAGATTGCAGTCGGCCAGTCAATTACGGTTGCAGGCGTTGACGCCACATTCAACGGCACCTACACGGTGCGCGCATTGCCACAGTATTTGTACATTGGCGTTGACAGCCAGGGCGACCTGCTGTACGACTACCAGTTGCCGATCGCTGATCAAGTGCTATTTGCAAAGACTTCCGATGATGTCAAGCGCACCGCCGCATCTGGCACAGTCACATACGCGCCAGTTTGCACGTGGGTGACTGCATCTGATGTCATGACCTATTTGGGTATCACGATTACTAACCCATCAGATGATTACACGTTGCTCACGCAATCCGTGTCGGCTGGGTGCCAATTTGCGTTTCGCAGAAGGCAGGAGTCAGGCTATATTGACTCTCTGACGACCTCTCCGAGCGGCGATGTTACTTTGGGCACGATCATGTATTGCGCCGCTCTATGGCGCTCTAGAGGGTCAATAGAGGCAACGTACGCCACGTTTGACGGCATGGGTTCGGCACCACAGCAAAGCCTGACCCCGATCGTCAAGCAGCTGCTTGGCATCCCACGTCCAGCGGTTGCCTAATGGCTTACACCGACCTGTTCAACGAAGCAATTGATGACGTCACGGCAACGCTGACCGCGGTATCTGGTCTGCGTGTTGTAAACGACCCAACAAAACTTGTACCTAATTGCGTGTACTTAGATGCACCAAACTTCACAACAATTGCTGGCAACGGCAACGTGATACGCCTTGAGTTCCCTGTAAAAGTGATCGGGTCAGGCCCAGCAGGTCTGCCGGTATTGCGTCAGATTCTCAGCATTGTGGCAAGCGTGCTCGGCTCGCCGATCATTGTGATGGCTGGCCGTCCATCAAGCCTTGAAATCGGTGGCGCGTTGTACCCGTGCTATGACCTTGATTGCGCTATCCAAGCCCAGACTTCGTAATCCACTACAAGCGAACATAAATAATCTAATATCAGAACAGAACTAAGGAGCAACACACATGGCTAGCGCAACATACCTCTCGAACCCAGTACTCACGATCAACAGCGTTGATTTGACCGACATGTGCACCGCAGCGACATTGACCTACCTGGTTGAAGCGCTCGAAGACACCGCATTTGGCACCAACTCACGCAGTTACACAGCAGGCCTTGCCAACAACGAAGTGACCTTGACGATGTACGCATCATTTGCAGCAACCGAAACTTACGCAACATTGCAACCACTTGTTGGCACAAAAACCACAATCACGTTGCAACCAGCATCAGGTGCCGAATCAGCAACCAACCCAAAGTTCACCTTGACTGATTGCTACCTTGAATCATTGCCAATTATCAACGCATCCCTCGGCGAGTTGTCAACCTATGACCTCACATTCATGGGTGGCGCGTTGACGATTGACACCACCGTATAAACAACGGCTCCAAGCCGACATAGGAGAAACATGAAAATCAAGTTGCAATTAAAACGCACGCCCCACAGCGCACCCGAGTACTACTACACAAACTTGTTTGTAGTTACCGAATGGGAACGGCTTGAGCGTCGCAACATCCAGCAACTATCAACACAACCGCTGTACAGCGATTACTGCTGTTGGATGCACACAATTTTAAAACTTAAAGGTGAGCAAGTCGGCGACAACTGGCGTGAATGGATTAGCAAAAACCCAGAGCTAGAAATCATTCCGGTATTGGACGAAACTGACCCAAACCCTACGGACGCGGCACCTACCGCCGCCAACTAGCAGAAATACTGGTTGCGGTCGGTTGGTGGCCTAGCAACATTGTGTTTGACGCTCGAGACATAGCAACGGTCATTAAAGTGCTTAACGAGGCAAACAAAAAACGGAGATAACGTGGCGGAAGTATCGGCAAGGGTTGAGGTTGTAGGGCTCAAGGATGCTTTAAAGACCCTGAACAAGATTGACAAATCTTTGCGCCGAGAAATCACCAAGGATTACAAGCGCATTGTTCAGCCTGTTATTGATGACGCAAACAAGCTTGTGCCTACTGGCGTCCCGTTGTCGGGTATGGCGCGCAATTGGCAAACAAAATCAGGGTTTCAATTGTTGCCGTGGATACCTGGCATGAAACAAAAGATTGCTGCCAAGATCAATACTCGAGCAATCAAAGAATATGGCGGGAACAAGACCAATGTGGGCACTTTTGCCATTCAATGGAAAGGCGCAACTGGCACGATGTTTGACACGTCTATGGCTGGCTCATTAGGTCGCGCGTTAACTGCACGCTATGGCAGTCGTTCGCGAGTAATGTGGAAAGCGTACGAGCAACGCCAAAATGATGTCATGTCCGAGATGGAGCAACTGGTCAAGCGCGTCATGGAAGAAGCAAACAGAGAGACCGCGTAATGGCAATTAATATCCCGATCATTTCAGAATTTGATGGCCAAGGAATTAATAAGGCTATTAAGCAGTTTAAGCAACTTGAAACAACATCGGAAAAAGCCCAGTTTGCTATCAAAAAGGCTGCGGTGCCGGCAGCTGCGGCGCTTGGTGGTTTGGCGTTGGCGCTTGGTGACGCGACCAAAGCCGCTATGGAAGATCAACAGGAGCAGGCAGCGTTAGCGCTTACTTTGCAGAATGTGACTGGCGCTGGCAAGGCCCAGACTGCCCAGATTGAAGATCAGATCAGCGCGATGAGTCGAGCGTCTGGCATTGCTGACACCGAATACCGCAAGAGCCTTGAGGCTTTAGTGCGCGGCACAAAAGACGTTGACCTTGCCATGAAAGACATGAACTTGGTCATGGACATCAGCACAGCGTTGCAAACTGATTCCAGCACCGTGGCTGACGCGCTCGCTAAGGCATATCAGGGCAACTTTAAGGCGCTCCGATCATTGACCCCAGAGATGGCAACAATGATCAAAGAAGGCGCAAGCCTGAACGAAATCATGGACGTGCTCGGCGGAACGTTCGGCGGTGCTACTGCAAAAAGCGCCGAAACCGCTGCAGGTAAAATGAAAATTCTTAAAAACTCAATCGGCGAAACTAAAGAATCAATTGGTGCCGCGCTGTTGCCTGTGCTTCAAGCCGTGCTACCTGTGCTCAACAAGTTTGCTGCATGGGCACAAGACAACCCCAAAGCATTCCTGTTTATTGCTGGCGCAATCGGCGCAGTTGCCGCCGCAATTGTCGCAACAAACATCGCTATGGCACTCAACCCATTCAGCCTAATTGCTGCCGGCATAGCATTGCTAATCGTTGGTTTAGTTGCGGCTTACAACAAGTTCGAGTGGTTTCGTGACGGCGTAAACGCCATTGTTAACACGATTACAGGGTTTTTTGCTGGCATGGTTAACGCCGCTATTGGCGCTGTTAACGCAATCATTAGCGCATATAACGCCATTCCATTGCTACCAAACATTCCAAAAGCACCAACAATTAGCGTGCCAAAACTTGGCGGTAGCGCGACAACCGCCCGACCAGCTGCAGGACGCATGGGCATTCCGCGCATGGCTGAAGGCGGCATTGTGTCAAGCCCAACATTAGCTTTGATCGGTGAGGCAGGCCCAGAAGCCGTTGTGCCATTAGATCGCATGGCCACAGGCGGCGGTGTCACTATCAACGTAACTGGCGGTCTTGCCACAAGCGCCGAAATTGGTGAATCTGTTGTTAACGCTTTGCGAGCTTATTCACGGAGTGCAGGGCCGTTGGCCCTCAACATTGCCTAATGCCAGGCGTCGCAGTAGTCAATTCAGGTAACTATGACCTGCAAATAGAAACAGGTTTCATTGTTAACTCGTTCACGCTTGACAACGTGACATCGGGAGTTCTTGATAACACGTTTTTTGTGCTTGATGGCAACACCGAATACGCCGACGTAATGGCTGACTGTACGCAAGTCAATGTCAGGCGCGGTCGCCGTGACATAGGCGATCAGTTCAGCGCAGGCACAATGACATTTACGATTCGAGACGTGGACGGCATTTTTAACCCATTTGACAACAACAGCCCGTACTATGACACGCCGCAATCAAAGCCAGGGCTTGCACCTATGCGCAAAGTGCAGCTCATTCGCTATGACCAAACAGACACACCCGAATACCTGTTTTCTGGTTATGTCGTAAACTACGACTACAACTTTGCTTTAGGTGGTTTGGACACCGTAACGGTCTATTGCGCTGACCAGTTTTATCTGTTAGCACAAACCTATTTAGATCAACTTAACGTCACGTCTGAAACATCAGGCGAACGCATAGAAACCATCCTTGACCTGCCTGAAGTTGATTTCCCTGCCTTGCAACGCAACATCGCAACAGGAACAGTAAACCTTGGTCATGACAGCGCCTACACAATCCCTGCCGGAACCAACGTGCTGCAATACATAACGCAAATTAACGAAACCGCCGAATTTGGACGTGTGTTTATGTCAAGGGACGGCACACTCACTTTTCAAGAGCGAATTGGCACAACGCTGTCAGCGCCAGTTGCCAACTTTAATGATGACGGCACAGGCACAAAATACGACGGTCTGGGCATCTCGTTTGAGGCAGACTCGGTAATCAATCGATCAGTCGTCACAGGCTTAGACGGCGATAGTTACACAGCCACAAACCTTGGCTCAATTGCTTTGTATTTTATCCAAACGTCAAGCATCTTAAACAGCCTGTTGCATGACGCAACCGAAATCCAAGAAGCAGCCGTCTACCTGCTCAACCCGTTACCAGAACCACGGTTTACATCGGTAGAAACCAAGTTTTTAATGTTGACAGACGCTGAAAAAGACACGCTGGCAACTATTGAAATCGGTGACACCATTGGCATTGAAAAAACGTTTCCAAGCGGTTCTGGCACAACTCAGTTAACCCAAGATTTAAGCGTGGAAGGCATCGAGCATTACCTCGACTTTGCCACAGGCCACCGCATCTTGTATTCAACTGCGCCAACAACCGTGCTATATGACTTGATTTTGGATGACCTGTTGTATGGCACACTCGACACCGTAAATGCTTTAGGATAGGAGACACTATGGCTAACCCATTTCCTTTTACCGCTGGTCAGGTGCTTACTGCTGCACAAATGAACGGCATTGGCGAAGCAACCGCAAGTTACACGCCAACGCTTGGTGGCATAACTATTGGAAACGGCACCGTTGTCGGCTCTTTCACACGAGTCAATAAACTTGTTTACGGTTCGGTAACGGTAACGCTTGGCTCAACAAGCGCAATAACAACTACAGTTACCTTTAGTTTGCCGGTAACTGCTGCAACAAATAGCGCCGCATTATTTGTAGGGACTGGCTATTACTTTGATACAAGTAGCGGAGAAACTTATGTTGGGTATTCTTACCGTTCAAGCACAACGGCAATAACACCGTTTGTTATTTATGCTGCATTCAATTACGCTGTACGCGGAATAATCAACGCAACCGTTCCAGTTGCTTATGGTACGGGCGACGCAATTACTTACCAATTTTGCTACGAGGCAGCATAATGAATTACCTTGATCTAATCCAACCATTTGAGGACGAAAAAGACATCCCAGACGAATGGCTATTTGAACGCATCCGTTTATGGCGTACTCGCGAACTCGCCGCTAGCGATTGGACACAATTAGCAGACAGCCAAGCAGACAAGGCAGCGTGGGCAACCTATCGTCAAGAATTGCGCGACTTACCAGCACAAAACAAAGACCCTAAAAAAATTAAATTTCCGACACGTCCGGAATGAGCCGATGGATACTGAAATCGTGGTGGCTCTTATCGGTGGTGGTTTCCTTGTATTGGTGGCGCTCATTGGCAAAATCGGCAGCGACAACAAAAAAGACCACGGCCAAGTACACCAAACCTTGGGTCGAATAGAACAAAAAATTGATCACCATGTTGAAAATCACCAATAAAGACAAAGCAATGCTCGCTAGTTATGCGCGCTCACTTATTGGCGCACTTATTGCCGTTTACTCAACTGGCGCAACAGACCCACGTGACTATGCCAAAGGCGCAATCGCAGCAATCATCCCACCAATTATGCGTTGGGTGAACAAAAACGATCAGGCGTTCGGGCGTGGCAACAGCCAAAGCTAACCCGAACGCACGGCCCTACACAGGCAACAGCGACGGCGCATCAGCAGGCCCACGTGCCGGCATGAATGAATGGATTAAGCAAGCGATCGCAGCATCAAATAACGCTGTGTGGAATAACGGGTCTTGGGGTGTGCGCGACATGCGCGGCAAAACAGGCTCATTGTCGGTTCATGCCACAGGTCGCGCGGTTGACTTGTCATATCGCAAAAGCGAAAAACGACCAAAAGCAAACCGTAAAGGCGCGGTGTCGTTTATTGACGTTGTAGTGGCTAACGCAAACACGCTCGGCGTTGAATGCATACTTGACTATTTTCCTAGGCCGTACGGGCGCGCATGGCGCTGTGATCGTCAAGCATGGAAAAAATACAGCAAGCCAACGATCCACGGCGCACCAGGTGGCGACTGGTTCCATATTGAGATCACACCACAGGCCGCCGACTCAGTAATCTTTGTAAAAGCCGCATTTTTAAAGGTTTTTGGGGAAATCCCACCTAAGGCTTGATCTATGTTCTAGGGTCGGAGTACCGACAAAAGGACAGGCAATGACTGACCCACAGATAGTTGATTACAGCGTCTATACAGGAGTGATGGACAACGGCCAAGAAATCTTGGTGCAGATATTTTCTAGCCCAGAGTCGGGCAAGTTCCTTATGGGACAAATCGCATTCAGATCGCACGCATCTAGTTGGGGCGTGCCCATACCTTTGGAGAAACGATGAACTATTTTGCAGAGAAAATCATAGGGCTAGTACTTTGTACCGTCTTTGGCTTTACGGTCGCTGTAGGCGCTCCTGACGCGTCTGGTAGCCCGTCTGGGACTATTGCCCTAGCGCCATATTTGCTGGAACCGAGCACCACCACATCCAGCACGTCGTCCACGATTTACATTGACCCGTACACGTCGGCTTGTGAGCAGTTCAGCGCGCTCGCGGTAAACCTTGGTTGGCCTGCCGATCAACGCACCGTGCTCGAATCTGTAATGTTCCGTGAATCGCGTTGCATACCAAACGCGGTCAACAGCGACGACCCAAACGGTGGGTCGCGTGGGCTTATGCAGATCAACGGCTTTTGGACACCATGGCTTATTGATGCGGGGATTATTACAAGCGCAGAAAACTTGTTACAGGCTGATGTTAATTTGCGCGCAGCGTTAGCAATTTACAATTACGGCGTTGACAAACACGGTTACGGCTGGGGGCCATGGAGTGCAACAAAATGAGCGAAGGTAGCGCATGGAACCAAGGCGAACTTACAGAAGAAACCCGACGGATGGTATTGGAGCGCACAGAAATGGTTAACCACAGCATGGCAATCTTTAACTTGATTGACGAAATTGCAAACGTCAGCACAAACCCACACGCAAGCATTATCCAGCGTCTAAAGACAATGAAAAACCAGTTGTCATTAGAAGACCCGATGCCGCTTTACGATGTGACTACACTCGACTTAGCAATCAAAGCACTACAAGCACATTCCTAACCGACAAGGGAGATTCCGACAATGAAAACCTGCACGATTTGCAAAGGCACAATCGCCTACCCAGAAATCACAGGCAAAACACATTTCGTATGTGACGGCCGTGTGCCAGCAAGAAAACTTGCGCCATTTGTTCAAGGCATGTTGGCGTCACAGTCGTCTGCTGATGCGCGTTGGACACGCAATGAACAAAACAAAGTTGACGCTGCCATTGTGCACGTTGCGCGCACTAAAGGGTTCTTTACATCTGACGACATTTGGCAACACTTGGGCGACCAGTTCCCTGTTACCAAGGGCATCGCTGGACGATTGAACGCAGCTGCGCGTCGTGGCATTATTCGCAACACGGGCGAACTGGCATACGCACAGCGTGGTGGCGCACATGACCATGCACAACGTCTAAGCGTCTGGGCAGGCATCTAATGGGTTTTGACTTAAGCAATTACGAAACAGTCGAGCAACGGCTAGTCCGTTGGTGGGCCGCATACCCGAACGGGCGCGTGTACACGATGATGATGAACTACACAGGTGACGCTTGCGTGTTCTATTGCGAACTGTACGCCGACAAGGAAGACAAGGTGCCAGTCGCTACGGGCTATGCGGAAGAAATTAAAAGCGATCGCGGCGTCAATGCCACGTCGTTTGTAGAGAATTGTGAGACAAGTGCGATTGGTCGCGCGATTGCCAACTGCCCGTTACAGGCGCCTGCTAGTGGCCCTAGACCGTCACGCAATGAAATGCAAAAGGTTGAGCGCCTAACTACACCACCGCAACCACAAACGCATACACCATCTGGCGCATTTGCCACACCCAAGCAAATTGGCTATATCAAGAAACTGGCTAAGGATGCCGGCATGGATGATCTTCGACTATTGGAGTTAATCCAACGCGAACTAAACAGCGATGAAGCGGTGCTGGAATTATTGAAATCACACGAAGCAAGCAGAATCATTGAGGTGCTGAAATGACGTTAGAAGAAATGGTGAATGCAATTGAACGTTTGCAGGCGGTGTATTTAGAGTTGCGCGACGAACAAGACAAAGCAAAACAAAAGATCAGGTGGGCAATCAATCACCTTGCGGAAAAGATTTGGTCGGAATCGTTGTGAAGTTAGACCCAAAGATCAGCGAAGCCGATTTTAAGGACATAGTGATCAGCGTTGCTAAGCGTTACGGCTGGCTTGTGCATCATGATCTGCCGGCACAGAACAGTCGAGGGCGTTGGGCAACCTATACGCAAGGCGATGTGGGTTTCCCTGACCTGTTCATGGTGCACCCGTTCCAAGGCGGTCGGCCGTTAGTGATTGAGTTGAAGGCGGAAAAGGGTAAGACAACGCCTGGGCAAAAGATCTGGTTAAATGCTTGCGAACTTGCAGGATGTCATGCAGCTGTGTGGAAGCCCAGCGACATGGAGTACATCTTGTACACGTTAAGCAATCCAAGAATGTGAGCGTTGTAAGGGTTAGATCGTTAAGGGCTGGAACTGATCATTCCTAACCAGCAATGGTGATTACCTTCGGTCTAATCCTTAGAGCGCTCAAACAATCGGCTAGTAGCACGACCTAAGCCATTCGCACGGCAGTTGGTGACATCCGGTAACGGAGGTAGATCGGCGCGCCCCGAATCATGCAACACGAGATGAAACGGGCAAAGCGTCGAGGCGAGCCGTAAACATAATCGGCTAGTGAGTGCAAAGGGAACCAGGTTGGGCAATCTGGTGGGTGGAGCATTCACACATCTCTTGACCTGCAAATGACATACAGTT